ACATAATGCCTTTTGTTGGTAAATCCCCAGTTACAACTTTTGAGGCTACAACTGCCGTACAAAGATTTAATGGCGATGGATCGGATACCACATTTACATTAAGCAGGACTGTAAGTTCGGTACAAGATGTGCTTGTTTCTGTAGATGGTGTTGTACAAGATACATCAGCATATACCATACCAGATGGCACAACCTTGACATTTACGGCTGCACCTAGTTCTGGAACTGCAAATATATTTGTAAACTTTTTAGCACCACAAACTGGTACAGTAACACCAGCAGCCGAGAACAAAGGTAATTTTAAGGCAGGTGGTTTGTTTAGAACTAATGCACAAAACTTAACTGCAAATACTACAATATTAGCCACAGAAAATGCACAAGTTACTGGTCCGTTTACAATAGACAGTAGCGTAACATTGACTGTAAATAGTGGTGGAAGGTTGGTAATATCGTGAGTGAGATTAGAGTAGATGCAATAAAAACTCGTGCAGGTGCAGTGCCAAAGGCATCTGATTTAGGATTGAATGTTACTGGTAATATTTTGCAAATTGTTAATACACAAGTGCAAACACTTCAAGCAATAAGCTCAACCTCATATACTGGAATGTCTAATTATAATACAACAATAACACCTAGCAGTACTTCAAGTAAAATTTTAATTCACTTTGGATATCATGTTTTTATAGGAAATCATACTAGTGGTCAATGGAGAGCATTAGCAATAAGGCTTATGAGAGTTACAGGTGACACAGTTTTAATCACTGATGGTAATGATTATGGTCTTGGTGCTAATCATGACGATGCTACTGATAGATACATGGCTTTTGCTTCAAGTAGTTTTTTAGACAGTCCAAGCACTACTAGTGCAACAACTTATGGTTTGGAAGGAAAAAGCACAGCAGGAGTTTCTCATGATGTTAATAACCCCTCTTATGGTAAAGGCGGCTTTATAACTTTATATGAAATTGCAGGATAGTAAAATGGCAAGTATACAAGATGCTCTTATAGCTTTAAATATTACTGAATGGACAATGACAGGAGAGCCTTCAACTGAAGCTGAGTTCAACAGTAGTTTTAAAAAAATCATAGGAGTTGATGAAAAAGATAGAGGTATTGAAAGTTCAGACCCTTCTGATTTTGGTGTTACATGGAGTCAAATTACTGCTAAACAAGCAGAGCTAAAAGCTGACTATGATGCTAAAGAATATCAAAGAAAAAGAGCATCTGAATATCCATCTATAAAAGATCAATTAGATGACCTATATCACAATGGTATAGATGGTTGGAAGAAAACTATCAAAGCAGTTAAAGATAAGTATCCAAAGGGTTAGAGATGAGTGAAGTAATATTAGACACAATCACAGGCAAATCCACAGCAACAACTATAACTATTGGCTCAACACCTGTAGTTAGTGCTAGTGCAAACTCTATGACTATTAGAGGTGAGGGTAGCAATCAGACAAGTATTCAGCAAGGGTTGTGCAAGGCTTGGTGTCACTTCACAGGCACAGGAACTGTTTCTATTGACAACTCTTTTAATGTAGGGAGTATTACAGATACTGCTGCAGGAAGGTACACAGTAAATTTTTCAACTGCTTATGGAGACGCTAGTTATACTTGTTCAGTGATGTCAGGTAGTGATGGAACTACTTCAATAGGCAGACCAAATACTGTTGATGCTCAACCCACAACTAGTGCATTTGCATTTAGAGTTGTGAGTGCTAATGGAGATGCCACCTCAACAACAGATGATACAAATGAGTTATTTACCTCACACGGAGACCTAGCATAATGGCAAACGGAACAATAGCATTTGATACATTATCAACAAGTGGACAGATAAGTGGAACAGCTAAGTCTGTGGATGCAGATTATTTAGCGTATGGAAGTGCTAAAGTAAGGTACAATTTTGAATTAGATAGTAGTGATAATGCTTTTGAAGGTTCTTTTAATTGCTCGTCTGGTGCAGATAATGGGACTGGAGATGCCACAGTAACTTTTACAAATGCAATGGCAGATCAAAACTATACCCCTGTTAGTTCTAGTGCAGACTCTGATATTTGTCACACTCAAGCAGATAGAACAGATGGAAATGACAGCAGACAAACAACAAACTTTAAAAGTAGAATAAGAGATAATGGCGGTACATCAAGAGATGCAATAGCTTATGTAGCATTATTTGGAGATTTAGCATGACAATAGAAACACCAGAATTTCAAGGCACACATCTTTGGGATAGATTGTGTTGGGCGAAAGAAAAGTTAGAGCCTTACAGAACAGAATATTGTGTTGTATGGGAAGACCCTGAGACACCTGATGAACCTGCAAAGGTTACACACCCAGATCCTAATTGGATGGCTTGTGCGTTGCAAGGTGGTATATTGCCACCAGTTGAAGTATACTGGGAGTTAGCAAAGGATGAGGCAAAACCAGATTTTGTTAAACATACAAGAGGTTACTTGTTACACAATACAAAGCCAGTTGAGGCAATGACAGAAGAACGAGCTATAGAGTATTTAATCATGAAAGATATTCCACAAAGAGTGTGGAGAGAT